TTCGGTTTTCTGCCTCTGCGTTTTGGCGTAGCCGGTTCTTGCTCGACTTTCTGTACCGATTCAACCGGTTCGGAGATCAATACGGGCGGGCTTGTAGCATATCCCATATTCAGAGCGTGCCGTACGATTACGGGATTAACCGTCTCGAAAGGTCCATCCTCGAAATCATGCACCGTCCTTGAAGTACCGGGATAACGCAACACGCCCGATCCGTAAAACTTCATGTTACCCCCTTAACTGGAAGTAGCGATTCCGCCAGCGCCCGAAGCGGTCGCGTCGGAGTTTGCGATGAATGCAACACCAGCGACGTTGCACCAAGAGGTATAACCGTACATGGCGCAAGAGTCTATCAGGATGCCCTTGTTATCCGAAGCCGCGCCGACAATGTAGATTGCGGATGTGGAAAGGATCGCACCCTTCGACACGCGCCAATTGTTGATCGAGCACCGCTTTATGAAAATCTGCCCTCCGATAGTGTCAGCGGCATCCACGCGCACGGCGCAACAATTCGAGGTCGCGCTGTCCTGTAGGAAATAGCAGTCCTCAAAGAAGTTCTGCCCCTGCACGCCGGTCAAGCGCACGTTGCCCTGTGCCGCAGTCCGCACCACGTTGTTATCTCCGAACCAACAATGCTTGAACTCGGTTTCGCTCGCTGTGTCCACTACTACCGGCGCACCCGTTGCAACGGAAAGATTGTTCGTGTTAAACGCCGCGCGGAAGTGGCAATTCTCGAACTTGTTCCTGTTCGCATGGACAGTAACCGCGACAAGGGAAAGCGCCTGCGTCCCCTCATTGGCGATGTACATGTTCATAAAGCAGTTGTTGCTTCCAGTCATGTCGATCATGGTCGGAATACAGCTCGTCATCGAGGTATGAGCCCCGACGGTGAGAGTCCCGGTAACGGTGATCGTAAGCGCAGATACAGTGTCAACCGTAATTGCCGCCGCATCGACGTTGGTCACGAACTGCATTCCGGCCACCCATCCGTCGGTGATGAATGATCCGGTGGCCCTGGCGATTGAAGTATCGGCGACAGCGGTCAGTGTTGCGGTGGTGGTGATAGTCGTGGTCGTGATCCGGTTCCGGCTCATGTAGCCGCAACCCTTGCCCATGCCGTAGAGGGTGATGCCCCACTTTGCCCAAGTGAGCGTATGGGTCATCGAAAGCGAGTTGGAGGAAGACGCATCAGCCGGGCTGAAATAGGCTATACCATCTCCTGCGCCAGAGGTACATTTGTCGTACGCGGCCTCAAGCGTCAAAAGGGCGGTATCCATGGACCGGCCGTCGGACGTGTCAGCGCCATTTCCCGAATCCACAAAAAACCACGTTCCCATGATAGGCGGAAGGGAGCCCATTTCTGCGATGATTTCAAGGGCGTTGCCCAATCCCTTCGATATGGCGGACGAAGATTCAAACTTCTTTGACATTTTCTACCCCTTACGCCGTGTAAGCCAAGCCGGTAATCGAGCCGTGGTACATCTCCGGGCCGTAATCAAACGACGGTTGCATGTAAAGGAATCCGGCCGCAACGGCCGCGGTCTGCCCTTTGACATAATATCCGACATCGAGACCGGAAGCCACGCCAGCGTCCATCCTCTGCCCTATCTGGATGCCTTCGGTCGAAGGCGGAACAGGGCAGAACACGGGAGCGCATACCGCACGCTCGGCGATATAAATCTGGTCAACAGGCATCTGAGGCGAATACATCGCGGTAAGAATCCCGCTTCCGCCAGCACCCGGAACCATGAAATCCTTGATATACACGCCACCCATGTTACGGTCCATCGGAGCATAGCCGTATATGTCGGAAAGGCGCTGAATCTGGAACGCTCCGCATATGACAACCGGGTCCATGAAGGGAGCGCCGGAGGCTACCATCTCTCGGACAAGCTCTTCGATCATAGTCTTTTCGAGTTGCTTGCTACCAGCCGCCACCGTATTGGTTGATATGGCATTCTTGAATCCGCGCATCGAAGTAGCCGTAGCGCTAGTTCCCTCGGCAACGTAGGCACCCTGCAACATGGAAAACTCAAGGTCTTTCGCAAGCGCGATAAGGTTGACCTTTTTTTGGAAGGCAATATTGGTAAGCGACTCTCCGAACCCGTCGGCATTGACGCCCGAATACTGGCCGGATACCGATTCCTTGCGGAAAGTCGATTCGACATGCCGCCATTGAATCTGGCACACGTTGACCGTCTGCGCAAGCTCAACCGTGGTTGCAACGGCGTCGGACTTCGCGGTATCCTCGGATACTACAGTCTGAGCCCCGCCTCCCGGCGTGTAGTTGTTGGAAATGGGTATAGTCCATGCGCGGGACCTTTTGGACTTACCCGCAATAGACGACAAAAACGGCGTATTATTCGAGCCGTAAGCGAAAAGCAATCCTCGGTAATTGAGGACGTCCGAATCCATTGGAGTGCTCATTCATTCTCCTACTGTGCGACCCGTGCGGCCGCTTCGAGTTGTTCATGCAAGGCAAGCGCTTCGTCTGCCCGCTTCGGGTCTTTCAGCGCTTCCTTGTATCTGGTCATTATATCAGCCGGAGGAGGAGTGTTTCCGCCCCTCGGCTGTCCATTGTTCCCTAGCCGTTCTCTCAAAGCCGCTTCGACCTTTGCATCGGCGAATGCCTTTACTCTGGTCGCGTAAGCCTTGACTTGCGCGGTCGTAGCATCGTCGTTGTCGGCGATGAATCTTTCGATGTCATCAACAGGAATGCCCTCGGAGGCGGCGAGCTTAAATGCAAGCTCTCGCTGCTTCGCCTCAAGTTCCTTTCGGTCTCGGTCGGCCAACTTTTTCTCGAACTCAGCGAGCTTGACATCCCGGGGGTCAGTCGGGGGGTTTAGCTCTTTGATCTTCGCGTCAACCAGCCCGGGAAGCTTTTCCTTCACGAACTTTTCATCGTGAGCCGCGATCTTGACGGAAATCTCCGAATCAAGCGCGCCTTTGAAAAACTTGTTCCCCTGAATGTATGATGCGGCCTTTTCGTTGGAATCCACCCCCGCGATCGGATTGCCCGCGTCGATTGCTTCCTGAATGACCTTTTCCGCATCGGACCTTTCGGCCTCCGGCAACATTCCGACTATCTCCTTGAGCGATTTCATGAGGACTTCCTTTGCCCGCCGACGTTTTCCCCGGCACGCTGTGATAGGTATGGATTCACTATATATCAGTAATTGCTACCTGTCAAGCGCTGAGGCTATATAGCAGGTTTACCATGGTATGTTATCGGGATGGGCATGAAAAAGCCCCCTTTCGGAGGCTGTATGCTATCGTGTTTCCGCCCATTATGGCGACATGCATTTTACGCTCATCGTATTCCAATCTGGCTTCTCGATGACCTTGCGAAGTTCAGCCGTTTCCCTGTCCAGCGCGTCAAGCCGCCTGATTGCCTATGCCTTGTCCATGGGTCCTCCTACTAGTTTCAATGGCTATCCTTGAAAATGTCCCCGTTTCACGCATCGGGGAGTTGCGGCTTTTAACTGCCAAATCAAACAGCCTGGAGCGAACGGGCATCGAACCCGCCTTGCGTCGAATCCGGCCAGCGGTTTATCAACGCGGTTCCCTAGACTCGCCCCATGTTACCCGCGCTTGGCCGACGTCGGCGCGGGGTCTACTCTATATTAGCAAACCGGACGACTCTCCGGTAGAGTCAGAAATCATGTTCCGTGTGCTTATTTGGTGACTTTCTTCATTTGGCCTCCACTCCGTGTTTATTGCTAGCTCTCGCGGACCCTTGCCGCGCGCTATTAGGAATATGTTTATCACGCCTCCCCCTTGATTCCATAATTGTACCATACCATTTGAATATTGCAAGCGAAATAGGATAAAGTTTCAGGATGGTCTAACTGAGCTTTTTACCGTCTCTTCCTCCGGCTTGATAATATCAACTAATCCCTCGTCTTCTCCAAATCTGGCAAATCCCGGATCATCCTGCATCTGCTTTTCTTCTGTATCCATATTGCCCCCTATTCCAATAATTGCATGATTATATGGGTAAATCCGCTTTCATCCTTCGTAATATTTGTTATTAAAAACTTCATCCCCCTATCAGCCAATAACTCTGCCTCAGTTTGCCAGGCAGATAACGTAGCTATGGAAGTTATTTTTGAACCCTTCGGTGCAATCGTCTCAAGTATATATTTCGCACTATTATTCTGTGTCGAATATCCCTTTGCGGTGCTTTCTTTGGCGGAAAAACTTAAAAACCCTTCAAAGTTCAAACTATCTCCGATATTTATTTTGTTAATGTCCAAATCGGTTCCGCGATATATTTTTATGTTATCCTTTAATGGATTATCATTAATAAATCTAGATATGCTACTCATTTTTTCGTTTAATGATTTATCAATATTCTTTGATCGTAGCCCTTCATTTATTTCCTTAAAACTTGTTTCAGTATATTCTTTTATTGCTCCTTTGTTTTCATGTTGATATTGCTCATAGTACTTAGCTTGGGTATATTCATAAAACTCTTGGCCATTATCAAACTCTTTTATCTTTCCTTTAATCGTGATTGGTTGTATTCCCTCTTGCCCTGCCTTATCATATTTTTTTGCTTGCCCGTATTCTCTCTTTGCTACTATTGCTCGATCTGCTATCCTCCTAAGCCTAACCTTTTCGGAGTTTGGGCCGGAATAGTTTTCATAATCTTTTCTAGCTTTTATCCAATCCATTCTGAGCTCGCGCGATCGGGCATCAGTTCCTAGTGCGATATAGTCGCGCTCCTCTCGGGTTGTTCTTCCAATCCTTTCCTTAATCGCATCTTCAAGCGCCGATGGGCTAATTTTCTGAGCCGACACCTTGGGTTTTATTGCCATGGCTTTTGGAATTTGGGTCTTGATCGCTGTCGCTTTCTGGTTTGGCGTACTCTGGACTTTAGGCCATCCCTTAGCGGCCGTCCAGCCTTTCGGTGCGGCCCATTGCTCGAATGTCTGGTAGGGCAATATCTGCGAGCCCTTCCCAGAGTCGTTTCTCACGCGGCGCACCGAGGGCTCTATCCCGTCTATAACGTCGTATGTACTGCAACGGCAATTTACGCTCTCGGCGGGGTCGGAAAACATACGCGGTTGGGGTTGCAGCTCACCACCCAATTCGAACATCCCGTCCTCATCGGCGTACTCCCCATCAAGCGCGGCATGGCTAGGCCGAGTCCTTTTGTCCAATGCGGCCGACCATCGCTTTTTAGTGACTAGACCCGCTTCCTGCGCTTGATTGTGCGCATCCTCCGCGCCCTCGCTCCAGCATCGCCCCGCCTCAGTCCGCACCACGCGCAGGGCCTGCCAAAGCCCCTTGTCAAACTCCGTCTTAATCGACCGCGCTACTTTGGTATAGCTATAGCCATTCGTTATCCCGCGCATGATAGCGGATCGAGTGGCATAGTTGCCGGCAGTGGTGTTTTTCGCCCAGGTCTTAACGAGATCGAGGCCGGACACCTCCGAGTAGACCGATGCGCGGATAGCGGCAATGGGAAGCGCCGGAATGCCGAGCCTCACGCCAACAGCCTGATCGTAGGCCCAGACGTTGCGATAGTAGCCATCCTGAATAGCCATCGCGCTCGTCTCTTCGGTTAGCGTAACCCCTTTGTGCCGTAGCTTGACCATTTCGTCGGCTAGGTTAGTTAGGAGATTATCGAGCTGCTTGTATCGTATTGCGTCCTCTTTGCGGATAAACACCGGCCCGCTCGGAGTCTGAAGCGGCGTCTCGAGCCCGACCTTCGCATAGAGTTTCGCAATGCTCGCAGTCGTCTTTACATAGGCGTCCCGATAGAGCCGAAGCAACGTCTGATCTATGGCTTTATTCCGCGCCGCCTCGCTCGCGTAGAAGCCATGCTCCTGTAGTTTCGCTAAATCTCGAAATGGTAAATCGCTCATATCATTGTCCCGCACATTCCAATACATTCGCCCTGCCATTCTTCGGGGCCGAAGTCAAAATCAGTCTGCGCTTCTTCTATTTCACGCATTTTGGTTAAAGAAATATCATTG